ACCACGATCAAATGGCGAATGATCACCACTTCCGGCAAGATGAGCTCGATCGGATTACGTGACGATCCGGCGCGCAATATTGATTACAAGAACACCGCCGAAGACATCACCGTGACGCCGCCCCAAATCTTCGAACGCGACAGCATCGAATCGACGGAAGCTCTGACTTCTTCGTTTAATCTGAATGAACTTGCAAACCTGAATGACGCTTCGGATATCACGCGTTCCTTCGCGTATTCCTACGGCGTTAAACTCCAGGGGCTTCGCGATCGGCTTAAACGCCGTATCGAGTATATGTTCGGACAACTCCTCCTGACTGGGAAAATCAGCTTCACAACGACTGAAAGAACATTTGAGCAGGATTACAGAATCAGCACAACCGGGAAACTCGCGGTGAGCAGTTCAACGGACCCGCTCGAACTTATCGGCGCGGAATGCGAGACGTTCGCGCAAACACTCGGGATGTGGCCGAACGTTATCCTGATGACCCCGTATCTTGCGCGCGGGATCATGAACCACTCAAAAACAGAAAAGTATATCAGCAAAAACAATTACAACTTTGGGTTGCTTAAGCCTCGGTTTAATTCGCCGAGCGTTCGGTTCATCGGTGAGTTCCAAGAGTTTGGAATCCCAGAGATATACGTGTATTCCGGGACCTACGCGAACGATTCGAACGTTGCGACGAAGTATATCCCCGAATCCTCAAGCACAAGCGGAAAGATGATTCTGCTCAATACAAGCCAGTTTGCTCTCGGCTACGGCGCGGTTGTCGACTTTGAACTCAAACCCGATGGATCCCCAATTATGACCGATGTCATCGTCAAAGAGAAGATTCCCGAAGCATCCGAAGGGCACACGAAGACTATATCGCTACTCTCCTATCCTCTCCCGATTTTGTATAACGCTAACGCGTGCAAAGTATTTACAAGCACGATATCCTAATAGGCCACGCCGGTATAATGCCGGCTGGTCCTTTTTAGAGGTGACCGGATATGACAGTGGCGCAACTAAAGGCTAAGTTCCCGGAAGACTTGATTAACAGCTTGACGGAATCTGACGACTCGATTCTTACCGTGCTGCTCTCGGAAGCGGAGACGTTTATCAACTCGATTATTGCAATCACAGACACAACCCTCAAAGAGATACACGAAACGTCTTACGTGATTTACCGGTTATATGAGCGGCACGGATTCCAGGAGCAGGCCCAGGCATATTACGATCGATTGATGAGCGCGCTCAAGAAGACAACCGGAACAGATGCGGCGGCCCCTTCTTCGCAACACTATATCACGGCGGGCACTCAGGTATTCACAACAACCGTAATGGATAAGTGGTGATGTTATGGCCATCACGTTTACCTATACCGACAAAGGCATTGATACGCTTACCAAACGGTTGAACAAGGAGCTTTCCGATCTCTCTAAACCGCTCAGAGACGTAGCTGTGTATATGAAAGAAGAAGTGATGGAGAACTTTGAGCAAGAAGGGCGACCGAAGGGATGGGCGGCGCTCGCTGACAGCACAATCGAGAAAAAGAAGAAGGCAAAAGGCGTGAGCGGCCAAATCCTCGAGTTCCACGGCAAGCTCAAGCAATCGATCAACCTGCGTTCTGATAAGAGCGAAGCGTCGGTATTCTCCGGCGTGTTCTACGGCGTGTATCACCAAACCGGCACGCGAAAGATGCCGCAGCGGGCCTTTATGCCGTACTCTGACAGTGACGGGATTCCGCCGTTCGATACCAAGGGAATCGAGAACATCAAAGACATTCTTCTTGAGCATCTGACAAGGGTGTGTGATTGATATGTACAAAGAGTTGCTCGACGAGATAAAGAACACGTTGGATACGGAGTTCCAAGCGGAGACGATCAAGATCGGCGCGCTGAACTGGGCGAAGAACGCGATCTATCCGTTGATAGAGATATTGCCTGGAAGAGCCGATCGTGCGATGTATGTGAGCAGCGCCGGCGCGGCAAAAGAAAAGCTCGACTTCACGATCATCTATGCGAACCGTGGCACCTTCGCGCAAGCTGAGGAACTGGAGAAGAGCAACGCAGAAGCGGCAGAGAAGATCGTGGCGATATTCAAAAACAAGAACAGCAGCATCGAAAACCGTCGAGTGTTTTATCAAGTGCCCGGATACGCGCTCGAGCGAATACTGGTTGAATCATCGAACCATTACGTCGTGGGCGCGGCAATCGAAATACAAATCGAAACAGTGAGGTGATAAAGTGGCAGCGTTACAAGGTTCTCAAATGAAGGTGGTAGGCAGGCTTGAGTCGTCCGGGACTAATGTTCATCTCGGGTTACTCCAGAGCATATCGCCTTCGATAACGAACGAGGCCGCCGAAGAAAAAGGGATCGGCGGTTATACCAAGACCAGAATGACCAAATACGATCAAGCGATCAGCCTTGGCGGATTGGTTACGAGCAAAGACGTTCTCGCGTTCGGGACAAACACCGGTGAGGGAGTCCCCCCCGCGGTTGAGTTGAGAGTACACGATGCAACGCTTGGGAGTTGCTATTTCGGGAACATGACTATCAGTGGTGGGGAGGACGCGCCGCTCGAATACTCGCTCGATGGAATGTTCTTAAGCATCACGACTGGTGCGACAGCACCCACGGCGATCACTCCAGAGACTTACTTCGTTTTCTCGGACGCAACGATCACGTGGGCGAGCGAAACGGATGTGATTCGTAGCTTCTCGCTCAACAAAAACCAAGACGTTACCGGGATTTACGGGACTTCATTGTCCCCGACTGACGTGGAGATTGGAACGGCTACCTACGAGGGAGAATTTGTTATTGCATCCTCTACCGTAAGCAAAATTGCGTCGGGCGCGTGGGACCCGGCCAAAGCGGCGATCTCATTCGAAATTAAATATGTGGACGCATCGAGCGCTTCTCACAAGATCACATTCTCCGGTACTGGCGCGAAGATTACCGGCGCCTCCGGAAGAGTTGACCCTGATTCCGAGTTTGAAGTGACACAGACCTTCTCATTTGAAACATTCACCATCGCTTAGAGCGCGGGGTAAAACCCGCGTTCTACTTTATTTTTGAAGGGAGAGAAAATAATGAATCTATTCATTGGACCGCAAGACACGTATACCGTGAAGGTAGCAAATACAGATATTACTCTAAAGCCGCTATATGCGGACGATTACTTTACAAGCGTATCGTTATTCCGAACGCTCGCGCAAGTTTTCACAACCGGGCAAAAGATCGAAAAGCAGGATATCGACAGAACGTATGATCTACTCACAAAACAAATTGTTAAGATCGAGGGTGTGAGCGAAGTAACAAGAGAAGTCGTTAAAACAATGAATCCATCGGCGATGATCGAAATCGTGATGGAGATTGCGAAACACACGCAGTTAGAAGGCAAGGATAAATCCTTTCGTCAAAACGCAGGTGATTAAAGACAACATACCAATCGAGTACATCATCTTTCGAAGAATCGGATCCCTGCCGTGGGGTTGGAAAACACCTATGCGGACGGTGTTCGCACTCTGCGAGTACGAGAGGCAAATAAACGAGTTGAAAGCGGTAAGAAAACGCTGACAAGCGCGGATTGAAGGGAGAGAAAAGAGATGACGGAAGAAATAACGCTATACGTATCCAAAAACACAAAGAAGGAAATTATGATATTCGGCAAAAAAATAGTGGTTCGGCCGATCACCAGCATCGATTACGCGGAGAACCTCGGGAACATCAAAGCGTTCGGCGAGGGATTGCAAAACGCGGACAACATTAAGCCGGAAATAATGAAGGCTATCGTGTACCTGTTTTCGAAGATGATTGTGTCGGTCGAAGGGTACGACGGCGCCATCAACGAAGAGTTTGTCAAGAGCTTCACACCGGAATTTATGATCGCGCTGATCCCGGTACTGGTTAGCCTTGTATCCATCAACGACAAGGAGCGATCCTTTCGTGCGAGCGATGAAAAAGCTAGGCAAAATCCCTGACGAGTATTGGCTAATCAAACGGATGGGCGGTTATCCGAACGGCTGGGATGAACCGATCAAGAACGTGTTGGTGTTATCTGAATTTGAGAAGGCGGAATAAGGAGGTGAGCGGCAATCGCAAACAATCCTGAGATAGAAATCAAGATAAAGGCAACGAACGAAGCGGCGAAGCCCTTAGCTGACCTTGAGAGAGCGGTAAAGGACACAAGCGATAAAGCTAAAGAGGCGGCAAAGAATACAAAAGAACTCGCGGCGCAACAAAAAGCGGCGGAAAAAGCGGCCCAAGAACATAAAAAAGAATTGAACGAGATGGGCACGGCGCTCCAAACCGTGGGCGCGGCGATGGCGGGAATCGGCGGCGCGATAACGGCCGGGCTCGCCTCCGCCGCTAATTCATTCGCAGACTTCGACGCGAAACTCAAAGACATACAAACGAGCACTGGCGCGACAAGCGAAGAAGTCGAGATGATGTCAAAGAAGATCACACAACTCGGCGACGGCGCTACGTCGATCGAACAGATTACGCAGGGATTCAGTGCCTTAGCGGCAAATGGCGCGTCTCTCCAAGAGATGAACGTGATCATGGAGAGCGCCACGCAGTTGATGAGCGGGTTCGGCGCATCTGCCGAGACTGCATCCGGCATCTTGCAAACAGCTGTCCGAGCGTACGGCGTAAGCCTTGAACAGTTAGAGACGACAACCGATCAACTCGCAGAAGCATCCAAAAGCATCGACATGAGCGTACTCGCGGATCAACTCCAGAAAGTCGGACCGGCAGCCAGCGCGGCGGGCGTATCCATCAGCGAAACGGTTGCCGGGTTGCTCTCGCTCAAAGAGAAGGGCGCGAATACGGAACAGGCCGTTCAGGGTTTGCGGAAACTATTCACCGAATTAAGCGCGCCTTCCGAGGCGTTGAAGACAACTCTTGAAGGGCTTGGCGTCTCGCTGGAAGATCTATCGAATCCGGCATTGACTCTAACAGACAAGATAAAGCTGCTCAGGGATTCCGGTCTCGATGCGGAGAAAGCGTTAAAAGCATTCGGAGCTGAAGCGGGCGCGTCGGTGGCGTTACTCCTTGAAGACGGTGGTGACGCGATAGACGGCTATATTGAGAAGCTCGAGAACTCTGGCGGCGCGGCCAAAGACGCGGCGAACCGGATGGAAGGATCGCTCAAAGGCGCGATAACCAGCCTCAAGAACTCGTTTACCTCGCTCAAGAACTCGATCGGCGCGTCTGTTGCGCCTTTATTCACCGGCATCGCCAACGCAGTGAAGGGACTTGTGCAGTGGTTCGATAAGCTGCCGGCCCCGATCAAAGGCGTCGTGACGCAATTTGGCGCGATAGCCGGAATGGGCGCGACGCTTGTGGGCGCGTTATCCGCGATCGCCGGGACGATCATCAAATCAATTGATAACTTCAAGAAGTTCGGCGACATAATGAAGAACCTCTACACGACAGACCTGCCAAGGCTTGCAACGGGGATAAAGGAAGTCGGAACCAAGATACTTGAACTCGGGTCAGTCGCGGGGAAAAACATATTCAGCGCGCTAAAGGCCGGCGCGGCTGCGGTAACGACGGAGATCAAGAAAACGGCGCAGGAGTTCTCCGGATTCCAAGGCGCGCTCAAAGCCGGGATAGCAGTCGGCGCGTTTGCGGCGATGGCTGCCGCCCTCGGGCCGGTTATTGAGGCGGTTAAGAAAGCGCGTGTCGAAGTCGAGGCGCTCAAAGAAGGCATTGCGGATATCAGCGGAGTTAACATCGAGATGTCCGACCTCGAGAAGTTCACGGCGAACATCGCATCGCTCGGCGGCCTTATACCGGGCGTCAAGGAATCGCTCGAGACAATGTTCATCGCAAACAAAGTAACGGACTACAACAACGCCGTATCTACCAATCTTGACCTGATGGAACAACTCGCGCGCGCGTGGGCGGATTATAACAAAGGCAAACTGACGCTCGAGGAGTTCGCCGCCGTACACGCTGACCTCAACAAGAAGATCGAAGATGTCGTAAAAAGCGCGGGTGGAATCAAGCCGGCATTTGGATCCGCTGCCGACGGCGTGACGGAATTACGCGACAGCATCGACAAGCAAATGAGCGAGGCGGCAAACATTGCAGAAGGCAAGGCAAAAGACGCGGCCAGTTCTATTGAGAACGCGTTCAAAAACATAGACGTTCATCCTGACTTACTACCTGAGAGCGTTGTCAGCTCATTCAAAAGTCGGCTTGGCGAGCTCAACTTCAAAACGATCGAAGAGTCGGCGAAAAACGCATCAGAAAAGATTAACACGTTCTTTGACGTGCTTGGGAAAGAGGTCGCGGCCAAACTCGGCGTAATAGACGGCTACGAGTTCTCGACGATACCAGGGAAAGCAGCGCAAGCGGCCAAAGACGTACTCAGCGCGTTCGTGGATGTGGGCGTGGACGCCAAATCGGCGCTCGATATCATCAACACAATCGACTTCAAAGGGTTGGCCGTATCGGTGGATGACGCGAAGAAGCGAATCACGGACTCGCTGCTGGCAGTCGGATACTCGGCTACGGAAGCGGAGAAGTTTGTCAACGCGATCGATTTTGACACACTTAAAAAGAACGCAGCGGGCGCAAAAGACGACATTGCGGACGCCTTCACGAGCGCGAAGAACAAAGCGTTGCAAGAACTCGAAGAGATTGACAACAAGAAGTTCGATATGCTACGGTCCAATCTTTCCAAAGCGGTCACCGGTGCGATAGAAGAAGCAAACCTCAACATTAAAGACATGAGCGATAAATTGGACAAACTAAACGGCAAGAAGATCGCCGTGGCATTCGACTTCGCGGAAGCGGGCGCGTGAGTATGAGTTTAGAAAATATGAAAGCGAAAATAGAAGGGATTGGCGCCGCAATCGACGCGATCAATACCAAAAAGATCGTGATCCCGTTCGAAAGCGAGGCGGCTGCAAAAATCGACGAGATACAAACCAAGCTGAACGCGCTGATAGAAACGGAAGCGCTTATAAAAGTAAACGCGGACGAGGTAACAATCGCAAAGGCCAAAGCCGAAGAACTGCTGAGCAAACTGTTAGAGATAGAAAACCTCGGTGTGATTAAAGTGCGAATTGAAACGGAGGGCATATAAGATGGCGGACAAAGGCGCTCTCGAAAAACTTAATCACTTATTGGGTCTTGTTGCCGAAATAAACGGTAAAAAGCTAAGCGTAGACGTAGACTCGAACAGCATTAACCAAATGGAATCGGCGCTGACCGGCGTGTCCAACACATTGGATAGCGAAATTGCTAACACTAATGCAGCCGCGCAGCAGCTTGTAGAAGACATTAAGACCGCCGTGTCTGAAGCGTTGGCGGAAATCAACGTTGGTGCCGGGAACATTCAAAGTGCGGTTCAAAACATAGACTTCTCGGCTCTTAAAACATCCGCAGAAGACGTTGCCGTGAACCTTTACGACACATTCAGAGATGCCGGGTATTCGGCTGCTGAAGCGGTCGAAGAACTCAACAACATAGGGTTCGGCGGCTTAATGGAAAACGCTGAAATAGCCGCGGCGGTGGTAGAAGAAACCATCGCGGCTTTGGGCGATAAAGTGGTATCAGACTTTGGAATAGCCATGAATGCGCTTGATTTTGCGACGGTAGATGACAAAGTAAAATCGCTCGCGAACAGCATCATGTCGACGCTATCTGACCTTGGCGTAAGCGTGCCGGACGCGCTGGATAAGATAACGCAAATTGACTTCTCGCCTTTGGCTACATCGGCAGATAAAGCGGCAGTTGGAATATATAACGCTTTTCTGAAATCAGGCTACTCGGCCGGCGAGGCGTTGAACGAACTCAACAAGTTAGGGTTCGACGGTCTGATGAACAACGCAAAGATTGCGGCGGGAGTCGTAGAGGAAACCATTGGCGCTCTTGGCGAAAAAATTGCCACGGACTTCGGTGTGGCCGTTGGGGCAATGGACTTTTCAACAGTAGACAACAAGGTTCAAGCGTTGGCGCAAAGCGTGATGACTGTGTTCTCAGATATGGGTGACAGCGTCCCGGAAGCGCTTAACAAAATCAATCAGATAGACTTCTCTCCAATATCATCTTCGGCCGAAAACAACTCTCAAAGAATTTACAACGCATTCCGGGAAGCCGGATACAGTTCAGCGGAAGCTCTGCAACAGATGAAAAACCTCAACTTTGACACAACAACTCAAGAAGCGGAGGCGGCCGCGCAAGAAGTGAAAGCGTTGTTCGCACAAGCAGGTAAAGAGGCCGCGGCTGCGTTAGGCGTGGTGAATGATTTAGAGTTTTCCAACATCGACAACAAAGTAGAAACGGCGGCGGCAAATATATATCAAACCCTGTCTAACGCGGGCGTTGACTCTAAAACAGCGCTCGAAGCAATCGACAAAGTAGACTGGACGGGCTTGAAACCGACAGCCAACGAAACAAAAGCCGATCTGATCGCTATATTCCAATCAGCGGGGATGAGCGCGGAAGAAGCGCTCAATCAAGCAAACAACGTGGAGTTTGAGGTTCTCAAAAGCAAAGCGGAAACTGCGCGCGAATCAGTCGCGGCTTCGTTTCAATCACTTGGAAAGGTTATCAACACCGAGATTGGGCAAGTGAACGAGAAGACCTTCGGACAGTTTGAAACGAACGCTAAAAGCACTTTCTCGGCGGTCAGCTCATCAGCTAAAGAACAGATCGACGCAATTAACGCGAAACTTAACGCTCTGGACGGCCGCGTTGTGAATGTGACTGTCCTCGTTACGGAGAAGAAGGGGTGATGAGATGGCCGAAAGCGTATTAGATTCTTTGACTAAAAAGGTCGATCAGTTAGAGACAACAAAAGCCGTTACAGTCAACGCGGACGTTTCAGATGCCCAGTCAAAGATAGAACGGCTTGCGTCGACATTAGAATCAGTCGCAAATGTAGTTGTCGGGATCAATGTCGCTCTAAAAGATGTAAATGATAACTTAGGCGACTTCCAATCCGGCGATATGGCTGATTTAGTTGAGAAGCTCAAGAAGATGTCCGAACACACAGGCAAGTTAAAAGAAAACCTTGAAGCTCTTACCTCAAAAACCTGGACGATCAACGTTGTATACAACGAAACCAAACAATAAAGGCGGTGAACGCCGTGATACTTGAAGAGCTTATAGCGATTAGAAAAGAACTCGAGAACATACAGAACATAGACATCAATATCGACAAGCAGATCGATAAAATTGTTGACAAAAAACTCGACTCGTTACGGCGCGAATTGGATCAGCAGGTGAACGGTGTCATTACCCCCCGTGTGAACGATATATACGCCAGAATGTCCGTGAACGAGCGCAAGACTACACAAACCGAACGCGACATAAAAGAATTGCCGAAACGCTTCTTGAGGAGACAATAAGATGGCGGCCTACGTATCGAGAATCATCACAAGCATTGCCGATCTCAAGATCGAATCATTCAGCGCAACACACAACCGCGGATATACCCCGAACACGGCAGAGCTAACGATCGTCACAAAGAAGACCGAACCGTGTCCGTTCGCGCTTGGAACAGAGTACATATTCTACGCGAAATCAGAATCGGAGCCGGGTGAAGGTTCGCAATCCGAAGCCTTCAGCGGTTATCCTTATCAAATACGATGGGAAGAGACAGCCGACAGCACGCACAAACGATGGTACGTGAGCTTCATTGATGCGCTCGGCGAGATTGAATCCTACGACGTCGATATAAAACCGACTGGCGAAGGCACGGACGCCTTGCAAGACTTCTACAAAACCACGCTGCCCGCGGCTTACTTCGGCGCGACAATCGAGAGCTTCTCGTTCCAGGGGAATGGGCTGCAAGGGTTGAGGGAGTATGACGCGTATCGTGGATACTGCCCGTATGGCGGTGACGGTGACGAGGTCGGATCGGCGTTTGACCGGTCGAGCGGATATATTCGCGTCGTATCTGGCGGCGATAGTCTCCCGGGTTCTTATGCCGTAAAGGTACGCGCGCCGTTTACCGATCCAAGCGGGGCGGCGGAAGAGGTATCTGTGACGTATAGCACGGCGTCCCAGCAGTGGTGGATTCCGTTCGCCGCGAAGAACGACGATAACACAAAGATATTTGTGCTATTTATGACTTATGTTAAGCACGCGCAGGTTTATGTGGAAGAGGGAAGTATCAACCAATTATATTTTGACGATACGAATACCGCGTTCGACGTGTTTGCGCAATCATTCTACGAAGAAAAAATGCTTGCAAACGACTTATCCGCTCTTGGGTTAACGTTTAGCGCAACACTCAAACCCTTTTTTATAATCCCAGAAGACGACGATATATTTTTGACATTGGTTATTCCTTGGAGAGCTGAAAGTTTAGCAGAAATAGAAATAGACACAAACCCGGACGCGATCAACATTCAACCTGAAGAAGCGATGGCAAGCCTTTTGCTTACGGCGTTCAAATACACTCTCCCCAACTACATCACCCTTCACATCCTATCACAATCGGCAGAACAGATACACGAAGTCATCATCGGTGACGAAGCCGAAGCGGACGTGATCGATATGCCGCAGATACTTGATCTTGACGCGTTGAACGCGGTTGCAAACCACGAATACAAAGAGCGCCTCTACAACACCGAAACGACTTGCACATATGAACACGGAATGTTAGGCTCGATCCCGCTCGCTGTGCATTTTCCGACATCGGAATCCGCGCACACATATCAGGGCGCGAATTGCGTTCTTGAGCGGACGGAAATAAACTACGACCTCTCATCCGGGGTGGTCGTGACGCTCACGTTCAAGGAGAAAGCGAACACCTCCGGGACGATGAAGGTGTTCCCTGGAAATATTTTGTACCGCAAGATCGCCGAATCCTACGCAAACGCCCCAAGCATTATAACCAACATCGAATACTGCTGGATTGATCGCGTGACCGGCAAGACAAAGATACGATGGAAGGACGACACGATATCGGAATACTCGCAGAACGAGATCGAGATCGGGGAGAACGGCGTGTTGCTTTGGAAGGCGCCGCTAACTAAAAAGGAGAAGTTCAACTACTTATGAGCATAAGCGCGAAGATGTTCGGGTTTCTTCCCGTGATGAACGGGCGGATCACGTTCGAAGAGCGGATCACGTTCGAAGAGTTGAAAGGGATTGTGTGTGCTGCTAACTACGGTAGCGATTATAACATCGTATCCGTAGAACTAAACGAAGAAACGCAGACTGCGGCGTTGGCGAAAGTTTTTGATACAAATATTATAGCCGGTTCTGGGCTTAACATTTATGATTATCTACCGTTTATCTATGATAGAAAAATTCAACGTTGCTATTCAATAGTGCAAGATGCTGATCAAAAATGGTACATCATCAATTCTTCTGTTGACGATGAAGGTGTAGCAATACACACGCCGATCGGATTAACAGAGTTTGATGATGTTGGTGGCGCTTTTGTGTATGCCACTAATCTCGCAACCGAGACAGCATCTACACGCGCGTTTTACTATTCAACAAACAGAAAATATATGTATATTTTGCTTAAACTATCAGACAATACGCATAAGTGGGTAAAAGTTGCGTTATCAAGCGGTACGCAGACACTTATAAATGAAGAGATATATGATTCCGAGCATTATGATGGCTGGCCGGAGGATGTTGACACAAACGATGAAACGGAAGCCAGAGAAATATTATATAATCCTTTATATTATGATGGGCTTACAGAAGAACTTCCAGAACTTCCACCTGCTTTTTCGGCTAACGGCGGTGGATTAGTTAATACTACATATGGTTTTTATGTTGGATGCAGCGGTGGCGGTGGTGGTGGTGGCGGTTACTACGGCGGTGGCGGCGGTGCTGGCGGTTCCGGGGCTTGTTGTGGCGGCGGTGGTGGCGGTGGTGGTGGTGGTTCGTCTTATGTACACGCATCCTTATCGAATGCACATTATGAAACTGGAATCAACACCGGAAACGGCAAAGTTGTATTAAATGGCGTTACTTATATAAACGATTCAAGCGTTGAGTTGCCGGCAGGGAATTACTCTGTTGAGGCGTGGGGGGCTTCTGGCGGTGATAGCAGTTATGACGAAAACACGCCGGGGCATTATTTAGGATTAAAAGGCTCCGGCGGGAAAGGCGCTTATGTCAGCGCAACTTTATCTTTATCAGAAACAACTACGGTTTATATTTATATTGGTGGTGCGGGTATTACAGGGTTCTCAAAATACTCATCCGGTGGGACCGGCGGCGGAGCATCAGACATAAGAATAGGTGGTACAGAATTAGAAAACAGAATGTTAGTCGCCGGTGGCGGCGGCGGTGCCGGCGCGCCACAATCAAGAAGCACAACGGGTTTAGCACCTAAAGGAGACGTACGGCCGTTGTATAAATCAACACACCCACCACATGGAGGCGATGGCGGTTATACCGGGAGTCATGGCGAAAACGATCAAGCCTTAAACAATTTCCACAGCGGCTATGGCGGTTCTGGCGGAACGCAAAGCGCTGGCGGTACAAAAGGCGCTTTGCCGCCTCGCGTTTGTGGTTATATATACGCCGAAGATGGACAATTGGGTGTTGGGGGTATGGGCGGCGCAAACATACGAACGTGTTCACACGGGGACGAATCACCCGAACCACCCGAACAACTTACATTTACAGCCTCTTTGAAAACAGAACTTTTCTATAATGCGCCTGCCAAAGAATCATTAAATAGAATGTTTAGAGAAGTAAGAAGATTCGAGTTTACAAGGGATGAATTAGATATTATAATTGAAGAAACAGCATATTACTTAAACACATTTGACAAATCTAACATAATTAGTGCAACTGGATACAAAACCATCGATGGCGAAACAACCTATTATCAAGACATCGATTATACATTGATGGAAGTAAAACGAATCGGATTATACAAATATGGATGGGGAGCAACTAGTGTAAGCCCTTATCAGTGTTTTTATTCCGATTGGCATGATCCGCTTCCATTTATCAGCGTAGGCGGGCAGACTTATTTACTCGTAGCTAAAAACGGGCGAAACGGCGAAGGTGAAGAGACACACACGCTTGGATTCCTCAATATTGATACGCGCGCGTTTATCTCAACCGGCAGAACAAGTTATGATTCTACGCCCCATATATATGTTGCTCCCGATAACTCTTATGCTTTATTGGCGCCGGATACTTCCGTACCCTTCGACCGAATAATGCTATTTACAAGCGGCGATTTTTCAAACACAAACTTCATAAGGTTAATAAACATCGATACGATCGAACGCAAAAAAACGTTGATGTGTACTTATCTTTCAAGCTCATCCATCCCCCCAGCAATCATTGATTATTCTCCGGCTTTCTCTAAAATATACGCAATAGACTGGAGAACATACGGCAATATGCCAATTTTCGCAAACAACAAGATATACGCAAGCTTATCCGAAGGATACTACATTTATGACGGCAACATCGGAAAGTTGATGCTTACTGATTTCGACGAGGACGACGAACCGGGAGATTTCTATATTCCTTCGTTCGACGGATATGCAGGCAAGGCGTGGATCAAATGGTATGCGGTTGACGATATGCTTGGGAGCAGTGCATTATTCGAAGCGCCGCTCATACAATAATTAAGAACAATTATAAGGAGGAATAACATGGCCTATTTAGAAAGCTCTGCAATCACCCTTTTCACCGCGGAATCGATATCCGCTGGGAGTGTTTTCACATCGGCGGTACAAAACGAAGACAAGGCGATATACGGAATACTGCAAGCATCCGTGACGTTCGCAACATCCGTGGCATCTGGGACGGTAGTGATTGACGTGTTGACGAGCGCGGATAACGTGAACTTTGACAGCAAACCGGAATCCGGCTACACCTTCTCGGTGAATCCATCGGATATGGATGACGCTTTCCTGGTGCGCCGATCGTTTGGATTCAACCTGCAAGGGATGAAGTACGCGAAAGTGCAGGTAACGAACAACGACTCATCGGCCATCACGTTGACGCTTAAACACGTGAAAGCGACGATCTAAAATGATGGACGCGGCTTTGATTTCGTTGGCCGTTGAGCGAAGCAAAGAGAACACGACACTCACGATCTTGAAAAGCGAACACGAACGCAAGTGGATCCCCGGGCCGGTTACATTCATTGAGAAAGCACGGCCTACACTTCTCGATACCGCTTCCGAACTCTATGATCAAGCCTTCATCACCTCCTTCACGTGCGAGCAGAAGGAGCCGGCGGTATGGGATGTGAAACGGAATACCGATTGCGTTTTGAGGAGAGTGATACGAAGTGATTAAGATATTGCAAGGCGACACCGGCACGCTGGAGTTCACGTTCACCTGCAACGACGCATTGACATCGCTCTCGACGGTCGTGTTCAAGCTCTACAACTCCGCGGCTTCAGTACTGTATACCCTCACGCTCGGCGTAGACGCGGAGATAACCGAATCAAGCACTGGCACGTACGAGGTGATACTGGAGACCGTAGACTTGACAAGCGGGTCCTACTTCGCGGAATTATCCGGTTACTACGGTGGATACAAACAACTCAAACGAGAGCCGATGCGGCTCTCCTTCGTATGAGGAGCGGTGATAAGCGATGGCATTGAAATTTTGGAAAGATGAAGCAAAGACAACAGCGATCCGATCGGAACTTGGCAAGATAATCGGTAACGGATCGCTGGCGACCGTATCGTGTTCGACACCGGATCACGTTCGGCGATACAGCACGGCGGAATACTTCGGCAAGCTCTTAACGGAGACAACGCAATACACATTCGCGGATGGCGTGCTGACGATGGTGACGACACCGGTCACGGGTGAAAGCGTTGTTGCTTTCAGTTCCGGCGAGTACCTCTTCGAGAACCTTGATGCAGCGGGTAACGACTCGCTCGAAGCGAACCGAACGCTGGAGCAGATGCTATATATTGAATCGGCAGACGCGGACGCGATCAACGTGACAATCTCGATAAACGACTACTATACCGGCGGCGGGCTCTCCGTGTCGCATCACTATCTCTCGCTTGATTCTGGCGGCGTTGCTCAGGGATATTTATCAGGCGGCTCGGCGTTATCACTCGGTACGATCTCCTCCGGTTCCGTTATCCCGTTCTGGTGCAAATCGATCATCCCGGAAGGCACGGCGATGATGAACTATAACGACATCTATATCGCTGGCTACTCGAAGAATTACAGCACCGAACCGTAACCGCTATGATCTACGGGAACCGCATCTACAATCAAGATATCTACGAAAAGGATCGTGGGGAGACGGCAAGCGTGGCGGTTATCTCGAAGGAGCGAATTGCGCGCACGGATGAGGAGATTCTGTCGATCATTCGCGAACCGGTAACAGATACGACACCGGCAGCGGGCGCAATACGCGAACGGGTGAACGAGATGGCGAGCATATCCGGGAATCTCCGGGCGATCGCGCTTGAACTCGAAACGCTCAACGCGACAACCCGCCAAAGGGTCACGGCGCTGGATGCGATGAACGCGGTCATACGCTCGGAGATATATGAGATCGGCGAGGCGCGGGAGATCGCGCGGGAGATTGTATATTCAGCTCTCACAGCGGCAAATCCGATTCGCGAGCGCGTTTATTCCGATGATGAGTTATCTGGCGTTATCCGCGAGGTTGTCGAGGATGTTTTGAGCGTGAGAGGCGCGTCTCGAGAGGCGATCTATTCGGTTGTGAGCGAACTTATTGCGCCCGTATGTGCGCCGTTGAGCGAGACGGTGCTGGAGAGCCTGATCGAAGGGCTACGTTCTCTTGCTGAACGGATCAATTATTTATACGCCGCGAACATCCTCACATCAACCTGCGAAGCCTACTATCGAACAACGAACAGACCTTACACGGAATGAGGTGATTGGAATGCCAAGCAATGACGAAATCAGGCGCGTGGAATGGGGATCGACATGGGGCGAGATCGTCGAAACTCAGATACGCGTCGATGGCGTATACACGAACGTTGACGCGGACAGCTATTCCGCGCAATTGGAAACGTATGACACAGAACCGGAGAAGGTGGCCGATCTCTCATGCACGAAGATCGACACGGGGACTTATGTGATGTGGTTCTACGCGGATAAAACACTGTATGACCCGCTTGCAAATTATTATCTCTCGTTCACGTGGGTGTACAGCAGTAAGACGCAAATCAAACGCGTGCCGGTGAGGATCGAGGTGGGCGTGAAATGAGCGTGACCTATCTCAACTACAACGCAAACGGCACGGAGATAACCGATGAGGCGTTGGTTATTAACACGGTGGGGTCTCAACAGCTCGTACACGATCACATTATGTCGATCGAAGTGTGGACCGGCGAGGGCAAGACGGGCTCGCAGTTAGCGGCAAGCACGGATTACACGCTCGGGGATTATGACAGCTTCTACAAGACTTACAACTCGATCACGTTCGTCACACACAACGGCGAGACGGTATATTGCACCTATCTCACGAAGGGAGATAAAAACTCGGCGGATGACGTGAACTCTAAGGCTGACAAGGTGGCCTCGCCGACTGCTGGCAACTTTGCTGGGCTTGATGCAAGCGGTAACCTTATTGACAGCACCAGCAAAGCATCAGACTTTGCGACATCGGGACACGCGCATTCGGCGGCTACAACTGCTGTAGCGGGGTTTATGAGCGCCGTGGATAAGACAAAGTTGGACGGTATTGCCGAGAGTGCTAATAACTATACACACCCGAACCATTCCGGCGATGTAACAAGTGTTGGTGACGGGGCGACGACAATCGCAAATGATGCTGTAACCAACGCCAAACTTGCAAACATGGCCGTTAATACAATTAAAGGCAGAATCACAGCTTCTACAGGCGACCCAGAGGATTTAACAGCAACTCAGGTTAGGACAATAATCAATGTAGCAGATGGGGCAGAAGTAAACCAGAACGCTTTCTCTACAGTTGCTGTATCTGGTCAGAGTAATGTTGTGGCTGATTCTAAGACTGACACGCTTACTTTTGTAGCTGGGACAAATATAACAATAACTACCGATGCTGGAGCAGGCAGCATTACTATAAATGCCTCCGGCGGTACAGCAAGTTCAGACTTTGGAGCATTGTGAGGTGATAGTGTGGCAACGGATGCAAAACGATTCGCGATAGGTTTTTTACCAGACACATTGGGATATATCGATGCAGACGCAGTGCCTTCTGGCAAGTTGAGGTTCATAAAGGCGGTCACGTTCTGCAACATAGACACAGCAGCTAAAAAAGTATCTCTTGTTATTTACAGTGGGAGTACAGACTATTATCTGGTGAAGGATTATCCGCTACCTGCAGTAGGCGGAGAAAACACTATAACGATTCCGTTTATGGATCAAGTTTTAATTGCCGGAGATAGGATTAAAGGGTATTGCGAGACTGCCAGCAAAGTATATGTGATGATAAGCGGGAAAGAGGTCACTATATAATGTACAAGCTGAATAAATACTCGCTGAATGAAAGGTATGACAATCT